TATTCTGACGATAACCTTGAAGGATTTGATAAAATATTAAGGTCTTCTAAGTTGGCAGGACAGATCGATGATTTGGATGTTGGTATTTTAAGTACTGAAATATCAATTTGTCCAATTATTGAATATTCACCTCCACTTAATTTCAATACAAACCCAACATTTAGATTTGAAACTAATCTTATTCGTCCTTATGCTTATCAAGCATCTAATGGATTTTCAACTTTTAAACCTGCGATTAAATCTTCACCGTTTGACATTGCTGGTACTTGTGTATTTTTCCAAGACGATGGTATGGGTAATATTATGATCATTACTGATGAAGCAACTAATCCACAGATTATTAATCCAACTGCAGGTACAGTTGATTATGATAAAGGTGAAGTTAAATTAACAAACTTTAAAGTAGAAACATTTACAGGCAGTGCAATTAAAGTATCTGCCAAGACGGTTGATAACGATGTTGCTGCACCAAAAGGACGAGTGTTTATATTAAGAGATACAGATGTTAAGGTCACAATGGATTTGGAAGAATTCCAAACACCAATATCAACTACCTCAACATCAAGTTATTAATAAGAGAGAAAAATAATGCCTCAGGGTGATTTAGAAAAAAATCTATCGCTATTCATTAAGAATCAGTTCCCCGCTATTTACAGGGAAGATGGACCTGAGCTTGTTCAATTAGTAGAAGATTATTATAAGTTCTCTGAAACGCAAGAGAACCAACATATCTATCAACAAAGAAGATTATTCGAGACGAAAGATATTGATACAACATTAGAGAATATGATTATATTCTTTAAGAAAAAGTTTCTTGCTGATCTTCCACTTAAAGCTGATATCATTAAGTTTATTATTAAAAATATTCTTGATCTATATCGTTCAAAAGGTACCGCTCGAGGTATTGAATTATTCTTTGCCATATTCTATCAAGAGTTTGAGATTGAAATTGTATACCCTGCTGAAAAGATGCAAAAGGTTTCTGATTCCGAATGGAAGCAAGGTGTATATTTACAGATGTTTCCAAACAACGATTTCTTTACTTCGAAGTCAGGTAAGGAATATGCTTACAAAGATTTATTAGCAAGAAACATCGAAGGATCTGTAAGTGGTGCAAAGGCATCAGTAAGATCAATTAACTTCTTTATTTTAAATGGTATTAAAACTCCTGTCATATATCTTGATGGTATTCAAGGTACATTTAAAAAGTATGAAGATATTTTATCTAACATAGAAGGAGAAGTAGTTAACTTTGGTAAAGCAAACGGATCTCTTTCAAAGTTTACCATTGTTGATAGATCAAGAGTCGGAGCAAAAAGAAAGAACTTGCCGGGTAGAGAAATTGGTGAAGTTCTTAATGTACATCAAAAAGATGGTAATGCAGGTAAAGCAATTGTCACTGGTGTAACAAGAGAAGCGTCAGGTCAAATTAAATATGATTTAGTTGATGGCGGTTATGGTTACACAATTGATAATACAAGGTTATTAGTTTCCGACCAATCAATTATTTTAGACAACAGTGTAGACGGTTATAATTTAGGATTCAGAGTTGGAGAATTATTAGAAGACGGCAATGGTAACCAAGCAATGGTCATTGGACAAAACTTGGCTTCAGTCGGTGTTAGACATGCAAGTGGTACTGATGGCGGAACATTTACTCCAAACTCTACGGTCACAACAATAAGACCACCTATTGACGGTGTTGCACAAACACAACTTTCAATTAACTTGGCTCTTGTTCAGAATCAATTAGTACAACCTAATGCTTCATCTCCAGGACCATTATATCCTGACACAAATGATACAGGTGATGTTATTGTTTCTCAGTTAGGTGATACAACAATTGCTTCTATTATTACCGATGTTATAACTCCACATTTACCTACAGTAATAAGTGCACCTGATTATGAAGCTACGGCTCCTATGTCAGGATCTGCTTCTCCTGTTAGTTTAACGACACCGTTAGATCAAGCATTTGATATTCAAGATTTATCAATTGGAAGAATCGTATCGTTTGCTAATGATAACCCAGGTGCAGATTATCAATCCGATGTATTTGCGATTGCTCAGGATTCATTAATTAAAAATGTAGATCGTAAGAATCAATCAATTCTATTTACTGATGCAGGTGACGCAGGATCATTCTCGGTTGGTGATAGAGTAAAAGGTTGGGATTCTGCTGTCGTTGGTATTGTAAAGTCAATTAACCAACAAGAAGGATTCGTTACAGTAACACCGTATGACATTGATGGATTTAATAGAGTCGAAAGAGTTTATTTAGAAAATTCACCAACGGCCCCATTTGATGTATTAAGTATTTCAAACGATTATGCTGGTACAGATAGATTTGGTGACAATGCTATTATTGAGTCAGAAACAGAATTTGCCATTGGTAAGATTTCAGAAGTAAGTATATTAAACTCTGGGTTTGGTTATTGGGAATACGAAGTAGATCCAGATCAGATTATAGATTTTGCTGGTGGTCTTGGTGAATTAAGACAGGACGATGGAAAATTTGTTTCTCACGGTATTATCGAAGCAGAGAATCAAGGTCAAACAAGTGGTTATTGGGCAGGTACCAATTCTCACTTAAGTGGTTGGAAACAAAATGGTGTAACAACAACCACAACAAATTTACCTCTAATGGACTTTTCTTTAGTTGTTTTAAGACTTGCTTTAGGTCAAGATCCAATAACTCTATACCCTTGGCTTTCTCCTTCGTTTGAAAGTTGGTTCAATAGTACAGCAGAAGATGGATTTGCGATATATGATTTAAGTAAACAGGCACAACCAATTAATGCTGCAACTGCAACTTTCTTCCAACAATTATCAATGAAATCAGCTGCAGAAAATATTACAGCAAGATGGAACAATATTGTAGTTCCTTCAATGAAACAACAAGTTTGGTATGAATCACATGAAAATCTTTTATGGGTACTTAACGAAACAATCAATGTATACGACCAAGAGTATTTAGATTCAGGACAAAGAATACAAGATAGTAATTTCTATCAAGAATATTCTTATCAAATTAAATCAAGCTTACCACTACAGAATTATGAAAAGCTATTAAAAGAAAATGTTCACTTAGCAGGTTCTAAACTATTTGGAGACTTTATATTTAAGGCAAAGGTTGGTGGAACAATTAGACCAAGGTTCTTAAGACTATTTAATGATGATGGCAAAGGTTCTCCGTTTGATGTTGCGAATACAGTTAATCTTGCGGCGGACGTCACAAACTATACGGCTGATAGTGCTCTTGTATCGGCTGACCACGAACCTGGTGGAGAAGGTGGATTAACATTAAGTCCAACTGCAATACCTGATTTAACAATTACAAAGAATTGGTTCCAAGGATTCCATGATTATGCTGTAGGTATAAGTATGCCTGAAACAGGTACGGCTCCTTACCCAGTTGCTATTTTATTACATGGCAATGGTGGTACTGGTTCAGGTATGGTAAATCAATTCAAAGATTTATTGCCAGGACATATTGTTCTTAGCTTACAAGGATATGAAAACTCATGGAACATTTCTAACGAACAGTCTAAAGGACCTGATATTGAAGTGTTGGAGGAGTTTGTTGCGTTACTTCAAACTTATTCTAATGTTGATAGTACCAAGATTCGTATTGTAGGTGTATCAAATGGTGGTGCACTTGCATTAAGGGCAGCGGTTGAGATTGATGATCCTGCGATTGATACTATTGTATGTATGATATCTCAAACAAATACAAGTCAATACAGAGATAGTTCATTCTGGTATCCTTTCACTGAATTATATACAGGTGATGATTATACAAATGATGGATATACAACGCCTAAGAATCCTATACCACAAAGAAGAATTGTTCAAATGAATGGAAGAGCAGATCTTGTTGTTCCTTATGGTGGAGGAGAGGCTCTTGGAGTTGACTTCCTCTCCGCTCGAGATTCTGCTTATAGGTTTGCTCAGGCACAAGGATACACTGGAGTAGAAGGTGCAGTACAAAATGCCTACGGAGGTACAAGTAGAATATTTGATTATGGCAATGTAATATTCTTGCGTGAAGATGTTGCACATACTGTTAGTGATGATATGAAACATCTATTACAGATGTATCTCGAAAACAATTACGACATTGCGACACCTCCGTCATAAGCAATGAGAATAAATAATTTAATAAAGAATTTTAGGAAAATAAAATGTCTAAACAAATAATTAATATCGGTGCATCCGCTAACGACGGAACAGGTGATCCGTTACGTTCTGCATTCGATAAAGCAAACGATAACTTTAATGAGATTTACCTGGCGCTAGGAGATGCAAGTAATGCAACTGATCTATTCGACATTAATGGTAATTTAGACCTATCAGGTAAACCGCATAAAATATCATTCTTATATGATACGAAACTTGAGCTCGATAATATTAATCCAGGTACTTATCATGGTTCTATAGGTCATGCACATGATACCGGTTCATTATATTATGCTCATGGTGATTGGAGAAGACTTCTTGCTGATACTTCAGAAGGAGCAATTCTAAATTACACAGACCCATTAAATGCTTGGGTATATAGTGTAAATCTTAGTAACTCTGAAACCGCAGGACACGTTTTAAGTACACAAGCAGATGGAACATATTCATGGGTTGCTCAATCAAGTGGTTCCGGTAGTTCATACAGTAATTCTGATGTTGATACTCATTTAAATCAAACTGACCCAGATGCAGGATATGTATTAAGTTGGAATGGAACTGATTACGCTTGGGTTGCTCAATCAGGTGGTTCCGGTAGTTCATACGGTGATACCGAGGTGTCTGCTCACTTAAATGTAAGTTCAGCCGGCTCAAATCAAATATTAAGTTGGGATGGTTCTGACTTTGCATGGGTTAACGATCAAACAGGTTCAGGCGGAAGTTCATTTGGAACAAGCGATGTTGATACTCACTTAAATATAAGTAGTGCTTCAAGTGGACAAATTCTATCTTGGAATGGAACTGATTACGCTTGGGTTGCAGATGCAACTGGTAGCGGAGGTGGTGGTTCAGTTGCTATGACTGACATTACTAACACAACAATTACAAATCCACAATCTAATGATATTTTAAAATACTTCGGTAATGATGGGACTTGGAGAAACGTAACATTCACTCCAACTTATTCAGACATTAGTGAACAGCCTTCCAGTGTTTCAGATAAAGCTGCTTTTCATAATACTTTCCAAAATGCTGCTACAGTATTAAAGGTTACTCATAACGGTTCATCCTCATATCGTTTTGACCAATATGGAACAACTGATAACCCAACGATTTATGTTAAAGCAGGAACAACAGTTGGATTTGATTTAACTGATGCGGGTGGTGCAGTTCACCCATTCGTAATTCAAACTGCGGGTGGTGCAGATTATAACGACGGTTTGGTTGCTTTAGATTCAGGAAACTATTACGAAGGCGCAAACGCAAACGCAGGAATCGGTGGTGCCATGTTCTGGAAAATACCAGCAGGTATTTCTGGTAACTATAGGTACATATGTCAAGCACACGCAAGTATGGTTGGTACTATTGTTGTTGAAGCGGCTGCAGGCGGTGGCGGTGGTGGAGGCGGAAGTTTACCAAGTCGTACATCTCCTTCTCAGGCTACAGCATCAATTGCTGATGGAGTATCAACAGACCTTGATATTACTGGATTTAAAGGATACGCATTATATACGATTACAACATCAGCCGCGGCTTGGGTAACTCTTTACACTGATGCTAGTGCTCGTACATCAGATAACTCAAGATCAGAAACAACAGATCCTGCACCGGATGCTGGTATTATTGCTGAGGTAATTACAACAGGAGCTGAAACGGTAAGATTATCACCAGGAACTATTGGTTATAATTTAGAATCAACACCAACAACAAACATACCTGTTAAAGTAAGAAACAAAAGTGGTGGCACAACGGCCATTACAGTAGCTATAGAAATACTTCAATTAGAGGCTTAAGATAATGGAAGAATATATTGTCACTCTTCATAACAGAGAAGACTTAGACGATTTCTATAACGATATGGAAACGCCTGGTGGCGATCTTTATATTCCTGATAGAGCAGTTGATTTACAATTAAGAAGACAAATCAGTCGTAACACTCATTATATGTTAACACCTGAGGAAGTAATTGAATTAGAAAAAGATCCTCGAGTAATGAGTATAGAATCAAAAGCATTAATTGATTCTATAGAATGGAAAGCGAGTGGATATTCTGAATCCGGTAATTGGAAAAGAAATAATGGCGTTGCTGTCACAGGGGATAAAAATTGGGGAATACTACGACACACTATTGGTGCCAATGCAGAAAGTGGCACGTGGGGAGATGAAGCATTATCTGGAAGTACCAACATTTCATCTGCAACTGTTAATATAACTGCTTCAGGAAAAAATGTTGATGTATTAATCGTTGATGGAGCAATCACAACAACTGCCATGGGCCACCCAGAGCTTGCCGTCAATGCTGATGGGACAGGAGGAAGTAGAGTTGTGCCGTTTAATTGGTTCTCTCTAACAAATCAATTAGGTTATGGCGCTAATGGTACCTATGATTATAATACAATGGGCGTAGAAAG